GTCACGACGATGCCGAATCGTTGTTTAAGTTTTCAAACAATCTTCACCGGGTGTGAGGTGGACGACACCGGTGAAGACAACGTCCACGGAGGCGCAATGTGGGCCAGAATGCCCATAACAGCATTAGTTGGTGATACACCGCTAGACGAGTGGCCTGAACCGATGCCGGTTCATTACGCTCAACCTTGGGACTGCATGTCTCATACTCATGCGGTCTATGTGTTAGACAGGGCACAACCGTGTCCCTGGTTGGCAAAAGTAGACGGAGAGATGTACCCGGCAAAATACTATTTCACAGTGGATTACACTGAAAGTGAGGTGGCTGACGATCCTGCCCAACATAAGCAAAGTCATGTGTTAGAGTTGTTGGATGCGGGAAAATGGACAGGGAATATTATTGCTCTGCCTAACAACAGAGTACGGGTAACACACCCGGCATGGTTCGAAACAGGGTCGGGTGCTCCTGATTTCAGACCTTCGCAGCATGTTCACTACTCTAAGTCTGACCTGGACTATACTTTGGACGTAAATCAGATTTTTGATAATCTGTACGCGGGAGATAAAAAATGACTACATCAGGTTCAAGGGACTTTGATCTCGACGTAGCTGAGATTATAGAAGAGGCATACGAACGGTGCGGCCTTGAGGTTCGCACCGGCTACGATGCGCGTACGGCTCGACGTTCTTTGAACCTGATGTTCGCTGACTGGGCAAATCGTGGTTTGAATCTCTGGACAGTAAAGCAAGCAACGCAATCTCTTACCTCTGGCACAGCGACGTATGCTTTCAACACCACATACACAGATTTGTTAGAAGTTGTTCTACGACGCAGTAGTGTAGACTATCAGCTAGATCGCATGTCCAGAAGCGAATACCTGTATCTTCCTAACAAGTCACAGACAGGGCGTCCAAGTCAGTATTATTACAGCCGACAGACCACACCTGAAATCATACTCTGGCCGACACCCGACAGTTCTAGCGACAGCATTGTGTATTACTATGTTCAACGCATCGAAGACGCGGACGCCTTGGTAAACACCACAGATGCACCGTTTCGTTTTTTGCCGTGCATGGTTGCCGGCCTTGCTTATTACACCGCGATGAAGAAGGCACCGGAGAGAGTGCAGCTTCTCAAGGCGGTGTACGAAGAAGAATTCCAACGTGCGGCAGACGAGGATGAGGATCGTGTAGCTTTGAAACTACAGCCTAGCATGAAGTATCTACGGGTGAACTGATGGCCAGGTTTGCTTCGGGTAAGGATGCCTACGGAATATCTGACCGATCTGGGTTTAGATATCGGTTGGTAACAATGGTCACGGAGTGGAACGGCTCCAAGGTTGGCCCCGATGAGTTTGAGTCAAAGCACCCACAGTTAGAGCCGGTTCGTGTGGGGCCGGACCCGCAGGCTATCCATGATCCGCGTCCGGATCAAAGCACCGAGACTGCTGTTTCTCGTTTGCTGCCTTTGAATCCTTTTCTATCTGGTTCTGCGGGTAGTGACGTTGTTACGGTAGTTGAGCCGTCTCATGGACGTACGACAGGAGATGTTGTAAGGTTTGAAAAAGCGAGGTCGTTTGATGGATTTACAAAAGCAGCATTGGAGAATTCCACTGGTTATACGATTACTGTCACGGATTCTAACCTTTACACGTTTACCTCGGCGTCCGGCACCGCAACCATCGGTGGTCAACGCGGGGGTGGTGAAGATGCGACTGTCGGGGTGGAACCAGCAGCAGTGATAGCGGTGTTGAGGGCGGCGTTCACGGTAAGTGTTGCGTCTGTGACTACCACCAGCGCCACGACATTTGATTCATCCAGCATTACACTGGATTCAAGCACCAAAACTTTTGACGAGGGTTAAATGGCAAAGCAGGCAGTAGGAATAGGGTCGAGCGCTAATGACGGCACCGGAGACACTCTTCGTGCTGGCGCTGACAAGATAAACGATAATTTTAACGAGATTTACGCTGCGCTAGGAAACAGTTCCAGCGTATTGACTGACCTCATAGATGCCAATGGGCTTTTAGATGTAAGTTCTGGCGCTAACAAGATTGTTTTCTACTACGCGGCTTTGAGTGATCTGCCCAGTGCATCAACATATCATGGAGCTATTGCTCATGTTCATGCGCTTGGAGGGATGTATTTTGCCCACGGCGGAGCTTGGCTGCGCTTAAATGACGAGGCAAGCGGCCCTATCATTAAATACACCGCCGGTACTAGCGGAAGCTCGGCATACACATTCACTGGTCCGGGGGCCACTTCAGGCAATAACCCAAACTTCACTTTCTATAAGGGCCACACTTACTTGATTGACAACACAGCCAACGTAAGCAGTCATCCATTGCAGATCAGGACATCTAATGGTGGTTCGGCTTTCACGACTGGTGTGACAGAAAATTATAACTCTACGACGGGCTTAACGCAGTTTATCGTCCCACACGAGCCAAGCGACACATCTCTTGTTTATCAATGCACCAATCATTCTGCGATGGTTGGAAACATCACGATAGTGTAGGAAAATAAAATGGCTTACACCTACGCACAATTAAAGACCGCCATACAGGAGTATACGGAAAACACAGAGACGGCCTTTGTGTCAAACCTTGATGACTTCATTCGCTCTGCGGAAGATCGCGTCTTTTATCTGGTTGATCTTGAGTATTTTCGTAAAAACGCCACAAGTGCAATGACGCAGACTGATCCGTTTCTGTCCTTACCAACGGATTTTTTAGCTTCCTTTTCATTGTCTCTAACGAACAGTGGTTCCAAAGAGTTCTTGCTGCAAAAGGATGTCAACTTCATACAGGAATATAATCCTAATTCAGCCACCACAGGTACGCCTAAATACTACGCCAGGTTTGATGTTGATAATCTAATTTTGGCTCCCACCCCTGATAGTAACTATGCTTGTGAGTTTCATTATTTTTATCGTCCAGCCTCTCTGACCGCAGGTGCGGACAGTGGCACGACTTGGCTGAGTACAAACGCCCCTAATGCTTTGCTTTACGGATCTTTGTATGAAGCGTATGTTTACATGAAAGGTGAGCCTGACATGCTTCAGTTGTACGACAAACAGTTCAGCGAAGCTCTTAGTAGATTGAAGGATCTCGCGGAAGCGAGAGAAAATGCAGACGCTTATCGTAGAGGTCTGCCGGATCGGCCTCGGACATAAGGAGAAGAAACGATGGCTACAGCAAACGCAGCAACCAGTTTTTTGGAAAACAGGCTTCTTAGCTTTATTTTCAAAAACAATGCCGCATCTTTTAGTACACCGGGCGACAACATTTTTGTTGGGCTAGCAACAGCGGTATCCAATTTTGATGATTCCACGGGTGAATCAGCGGCGAGTCCAACAATCACCGAAGCAACCTTTACCAACTATCAAAGAGTGCAGGTGGCCGCATCAGATTGGACACTAACCGCTGATACAGCCGACACGCAGACCTGTAAGAACACCAACAACATAAATTTCGCAGCGTCCGGTGGAACAAACAACACAATTACTCATGTGTTCATAGCAACTCATCAGTCAGATAGTTTAGACACGCTGGGATCTGGCGGTAACGTCCTGTTCATAGGTGCGTTGGACGCAAGCAAGGCAATCGCCACCGGGGACATCTTCCGCATCAACGCAACAAACCTGACTATTGAGTTGAAGTAAAATGGCACTGGTTCTGAAGGACCGCGTCAAGGAGACGACTAGCACCACCGGCACTGGCACATACACTTTGGCCGGTGCCGTTTCTGGTTTTGAGGCGTTCTCTGAGATAGGTAACGGCAACACGACATATTACGCCTGTACGGACGGCACTGACTTTGAGGTCGGTATCGGCACTTATACGGCGTCCGGCACGACGTTAGCTCGTACAACAATCCTTCAGTCCAGTAACTCTGACAATGCCGTAAGCTGGAGTTCCGGCACACGCACCATCTTCTGTACTCAGCCAGCAGAAAAGGCGGTGTTCCTGAATGCGGATGGGGACATTGATTTTGAGAATACTGCAACTCGAATAAAACTCGAAAGTAATGCTGGAAACTCAGGAAGCGGCGATCCAAGCATTTCAATAGCAGGCGGTGGTCCAAACTATATCCGGTTTCACGATGGAACCGATTTCACCAGCACAACAAATGCTGTTGATATAGTTTATAGGACTAGTCCAAATGATCTGCTTATTGAACGCGCTAGTGGTGAAAACATAGCAGAGTTTGGCGGTGACGACGGTCATGCGGCTCTGTATTTTAACGATAGCAAGAAGCTGGAGACGGTTAGCGGCGGCATAGACGTAACAGGCACAGTTACAGATGACGGCGCAACCCATGACGGCGACGTCACCTTCACAGGCGCAAGCTACAACGTATTGTGGGATAAAAGCGATAACGCCTTTGAACTAGCCGACAACGCCAAGCTAAAGTTTGGTGCTGGCGATGACATGGAGATTTACTCTGACGGCAACTATGGCCGGATAGATGTCAACGACCTAATCATTCGCGGTGACGACACAGATAATAGACCGCAGCTTTACTTCCAAAGCCATAACACAAGCAATGTTGTGGACTATGACACAAGCACAAGTTTTTATTTTCAAGGCCCAAATGATGCTAGTGAACAAGTCACTTACAACACAATTCATTCGGTAACATTAGATGTAAGTGATGGCACTGAAGACGGTAGGATACAGTTTTCTCAGCTAGAGGCTGGAGCAAGCACATCTACCTTTATATTTGATCCATATTATTTTCTGCTCATGTCAGAGCAACAGCTTGCTTGGTATCAGTACAACGGCAGTTACTCTACTTATCTCTACCCTCTCACTCCTACGGCAAACAGGTTCATAAGGCTGCCCGACAGGGATGGCTTGGTTCGCGTCGTAGACCAGCAAGTAATGACGGCCGACCTTGCAGTCGGCTGGCACACCATTGCAGTGTTTCAGGGACGTGATGACAGTGGCAGCGGCAATCAAAGGTTCCACGCCAAGTTTTCTTTGTTAGACATAGCGTCAAGTAGACATCAGGCGATGACCTTCTACGCCCAGCATATATTCGGGCGGGACAACGGTTTACAGATTATCGGCAACAGCACCTATAGCACCGATATTGTCACTGCCATCCGTATTAAATCAAGCACAGACTCACATTTTGATCACACATACGCTGGTGCGGCAATACAGGTTTATGTTGCGAACGCGACCAACAACCTAATTTTGTATCTTGATGAAGCAAACACTGACGACGGTGAAAATGGCGTATCTTACGGCAATGTCATTCTTAAAACTGGTGTGGCAGACGCTAGTGATCCGGGCGATGTTGGTTACTCTAGTGTCGGCTATTCTACTTTTGCAAGCAGCGTAAATGTTGGAACAGATAGCATTGAGCCGGGCGGCATAGGTGTAACCGGCAACCTGCTAACGCAGTCAAACATTGTGCTGGAAGGCGCAACTGCGGATGCCCACGAAACCATTATCACTGCCACCGACGCAACCGCTGACCGCACGATTACCTTGCCCGATGCAACCGGACAAGTTGTGCTATCTGATGGCGCAATCGACACAGACGCCTCTGCTGAGATTGGCCGCGCACATATAGGTAATATGGGCTTTAGTGACTACGCTGGCTTTAGCCACGTTGACCAAAATAGTACAACGGGTTATGCGTTTTTACAGCACAGTGATGGCAATACATTCCTTAACGCGCCTAGCGGAAGCGTCATCGATTTCAACATACACAATTCCAGTATTGCGTTGATAAGTTCTACTGGTCTGCATTTGTTTGGCAGCAAAGTAATAAGTTTTGAGGGCAGTACAACTGACGACCACGAAACCACGCTAACCGTCACCGACCCAACCGCAGACCGCACCATCACATTGCCCGATGCCACTGGAACGGTTCAGCTTACAGATGGGAGTGGTGCAAGCCTTACCTCGCTGAACGCCTCTCAGTTAAGCAGCGGAACTGTTCCTAACGCCAGACTAGACCAACAGCTTCAGGATGTGGCTGGCCTTGCAGTAACTAACGGTAACTTCATCGTAGGCGACGGCAGCAACTTCGTTGCGGAATCTGGTTCTACGGCCAGAGCAAGTCTTGGTCTTGGCACCATAGCCACACAGGCAGCCGACAGCGTAAATATCGACGGCGGCGCTGTTGACGCCGTTACGCTCGGCACAAACAGTGCGGTTACCGAAGCGCAGATTGATAACATCAACATTAACGGGAATGACATTACCAGCACTAATTCAAACGGCGCTATAGGGATAACCCCAAATGGGACAGGAGATGTTTTTCTTGGTACGGACACAGTTCTTGTTGGTGATTTTAATTCTAACGCGACGATTACGACCAACGGCACTGGCGATCTAACACTCAATACGAACAGCGGCACCAACTCTGGCTCGATTGTCATTCCAGATGGCGCAAACGAAAACATCAGAATTACGCCAAACGGTACAGGCTCTGTACTTATTACGTCAACGGATGATGGTGCATCAGAGCAGCCTATCCTAGATATCTATAGGAACAGCGCCAGCCCTGCGGTAAGTGATTTAGTCGGAACAATTAAATTCTCTGGTGAGAATGACGCAGATCAAAAACTACAATACGCTGAAATCCAAGCTCAAATAGCAGATGAGACAGATGCCACAGAAGACGGCTCCTTGCTTTTTCAAGTCAGAAGGAACGGCACTTTAACGAGTTTGATGAGTGTGTCTGGCAGTGCGGGTCGAGTAAATATTCTTAACGGCGATTTGTTTTTAAGCACCAGCGCGGACATTGTATTTGAAGGCGCGACTTCTAATGCCAACGAAATCACGCTAACCGTCACCGACCCAACAGCAGACCGCACGATTACCCTGCCTGACGCTACTGGCACGGTTCTCACCACAGGCAACTCTGATACCCCGACAACAACAACCAGTTCGTCTGACGCTGATTTTGTTTTGATTGATGACGGCGGCACCATGAAGAAAATCACCCCCGCCAACTTGGGCATTACAGCGGGAGCCGCCTCGACTGACGACGCAACCGCACTGGCAATCGCACTAGGATAGGAATATGGCAAACACATTCAAAGTGAAGACGAATGCGGCCATGCCAGCGAGTGCTGGTACGCCGCTAACCCTATACACCGTACCGTCCAGCACGACCAGCGTGGTCTTGGGTCTGATGCTCTGTAACGTACACACCAGTCAGGTGACCGCTGACGTACAGCTTGTGTCCGACACCTCTGACACGGAGACCAACGAGACGGTCTTACTGGTTAAAGACATCCCGATTCCGGCAGGATCGTCGGTGGAACTGTTGGCTGGCAACAAGGTTGTGCTGCAAACCACGGACGTACTGAAAGTGGATTGTAGTGTCGCCGCCAAGATCGACGCGACTTTGAGTATCATGGAGATCACCTGATGCCGTTTATTGGCAACCCTGTTGTATCGCAGTTCCAGGCGCGTACTGCCACGCAAGAGTTCAATGGTAACGGATCGACCACGACCTTTACCCTGAATCAAGCGGTAACGCAGGAAGATATCATCGTATCTGTGGACGGGGTTATCCAAGAAAGCGTGGATGCGTTTACTGTGCCAGATGGCACAACCCTGACGTTTACAGCAGCGCCATCTAGTGGGACCGGCAATATCTTTGTGATCTACATGGGCGTTGCAGCGTCATCTGTAACACCACCGGATCAAAACAAGGGAACATTCAAGGGCGGAGCGATATTCCGCACCAACGCACAGTCGTTGACTGCTGACACAACTATCCTTGCAACTGAAAACGCAAACGTGACAGGTCCGTTCACTGTAGCCAGTGGTGTGACTTTGACCGTTGAAGACGGCGGGACATTGGTGACGCTATGAGTACGTTGAAGGCAGATACCATTCAGAGTACCGGCGGCGGTGCGGCTACGCTGACGAAGCAGGAAGCGATGAAGGTATGGGTGAATTATGACGCAACAGCACAGGCGGTGGATGGTAGTCTGAACAATTCTTCCGTCACTGATAGTGGCACAGGAGATTTTACATTTACTCAGACAAACGCTTTTTCAGCAGCAGCAGACAAGTGTTGCACATTCGGGTGTTGGAACACTACTGACACTGGCAGCAGTCAGGTAACCAGCACCACCCGTGGGGCTAACGGGGGGCATTTACAGGGAGACCAAGCACTAGCCACGGGAACTATGAAAGCAGATTATTTGTATGGTTCTGATGGCAGTGGCAACGCTGCAATGGCAGATTTTAGTGCTTGTTTTGCACAGGCGGTTGGAGACCTCGCATGAGTACCATTCTAGTAAACACGCTGACTGGTACTACCACTGCTGGCTCTATTGCAGTCACGGGTGAAGGTAACTCCACGACTACAAACTTGCAGCAGGGGCTGGCGAAAGTTGCTTGTCGCATAGACCAAACAGACAGTGACGGTACGTTCAAGCATAGCTTTAATTCTAGCAGTATTACCGATGGCGGCACTGGAAAACATACAATCACTTTTACAAACCCCATGAGTGATGCGCTTTACGGTGCTTCAGGGTGTAAAAGTTCTACGCGCTATAATTTCTCTGTTGGTATTGCAACAGCTAGTACGTTCATACTGTATAATAGAAATGACAGTGCTACCTATGCTGACTCAAGCCAGATAAATGGCTACGCTTATGGAGATCTCGCATAATGCCTAGCTTCGGTACAATCAAAGCAGATACCCTGACGCACTCGACTGCGGGTTCGGTGGCTACGAATTTTGTTGTGGAGGGCAGTGCGAAGGCGTGGATACAACACGATGCTACAAATAGCGATGCTATCGGTGATTCGTTGAATCACAGTAGTCTCACAGACAATGGCACGGGGGATTACACCTATGTAGTTGCGTCTGCTTATAGCAACGCCAATTATTCTTTATCACAGTTTTCTCAACAGGACACAGCCGGAGGTTTGAGGTGCGGTTCGGGTAAGGGAACACCTACAACGACTGACAGAAGGATTGATTGGAAAAAGCAAGCTGCCTCAAGCACCACCAACAGCGATAACAGTCATAATCAGCTTACATGGCACGGAGAACTCGCATGAGTAAGGCAGCAGAACTCGCCGCACTGATTGGTTCGCAGACGGCGTTGTCGAACAGGAACCTTGTTATCAACGGTGCGATGAACGTGGCGCAACGAGCTACGAGTGTATCATCTGTTACTAGCGGTGGTTACAAAACCTGTGACAGATGGAATTTGTTTGGCACTAGCTTTGGAACATACACCGTCTCGCAGTCTTCAACTTCCCCAGACGGTTTTGCAAACAGCTTAAAATTAGATTGTACCGCCGCAGACACTAGCCCGGCTGCTGGAGACCATTTTGGTGTTCAAATGAAATTTGAGGGGCAAGACTTACAACAACTACAAAAAGGAACATCAAGTGCAAAAAGCGTCACTGTTTCCTTTTTTGTGCGTTCCAACAAGACAGGCACATACACTCTAGAGTTGGACGATAGAGATAATACTAGGTCTTTTTCAAAAACTTATACCATTAGTTCTGCGAACACATGGGAGCATAAGACAGTTACTTTTGCAGGAGACACCACAGGGGCGCTGGACGATGACAATGCAAATAGTTTTCAACTGTCTTGGTGGCTCATGGCTGGGTCTAACTTCACCAGCGGCACTTTCACTACGGGTTGGGAAGCCAGAACCAATGCAAATCGTGTCTCTTCATCAAACGTAAACTTGTCAGACAGCACTTCAAATGAGTGGTACATGACTGGCGTTCAGATGGAAATCGGAGACGTAGACACAGCTTTTGAGCATCGGTCGTTTGGCGACACACTTTTGCAGTGCCAACGCTATCTATTCAACGGTGATGCACAGTGTTTAGGCTCTTCCGATAGTGCTGGTAACACTTCAGTGGCCGTACAAACTCCCGTGAACCTCAGAGCCAATCCAACTCTCGTCTCTTTTAGTGCTGCACTTCGTGGTTCAGTTTTGGCAACTGCTGCTGGTGCTGCTTTTTCTGCAATGGTAGCGCCAAGGGTCACAATTACCGTTACTAACTCAGGTACAGCAAACACTTTGGTGGCTGGCTTTGGTGGCTCTTGCAGTGTTCATCTAGATTCGGAGTTATAGACATGAATATTACATCAGCAAAATATCATAAATATGCAGAAAATGAGGGGGATACTCCGGTTAACGTGAGTGTAACTATTGTTGTAGACGGCGAAACCCTGTCTGTAGCAATGGACCCTGCTAATCGCCACTACGTCGAAATCTTGCGACAGGTCGATGCTGGTACGCTGACGATTGATGAAGCGGAGTAATGAATGCCTCTTACCAAACTCCAGTTTCGCCCTGGTATCAATCGCGAGGGCACCAACTATTCTAATGAGGGCGGATGGTTCGATGGGAACTTCATCCGCTTTCGTTATGGGTATGTTGAAAGAATTGGTGGTTGGGAGAAAGTAAACAGCTCCACGTTTCTTGGTACTGCTCGAGAGTTGCATGATTTTGTAACGCTCTCATCTCAGAACCTACTGTTCGTGGGCACCCACATCAAGGCATACATAGAAGAGTCCGGCACGTTCAGAGACATCACGCCGTTTCGACGCACGGTGCTTCTGCCTCAAGCTGTCACTGGTTCTGCCGCAACAGGGGGCGTTGGTAGCGTCGTAATCTTCACCGGTGCAGTAGCGACTCAGAATGTCGCCGTAACTGGTGAGGAAGCTACGGGCGTAGCTGGTCTGGTCGGATCCATAATCGTTGAAACCACGCATCATGTGCTTGTGACGGGTGAGGAAGCCACTGGTCAGGTGGGTGATCTGGAGCCTGCGGAGCACAGATTGATCATATCTGAAGTTACAGAACAGATCACAAGCGGTCTTGGTAGTGTAACTGTTAAGACGCTACCTAGTGGCGGTGATCCAGACGCTGACGCAGGGTTCTTCCCGTTAGGTCTTGAGGCCACCGGCGCCGCTGGTTACGTCACTGTTGGAGTAGGTTGATGGCTATAACATTCACCACAACCAGCGGGAGCACGACTGTAACCGTTAACGATACAGCGCACGGTGCCTTGACAGGAGATCGCGTGATCTTTGAGGATGTGTCTGGTCTGTCATCGGCGTTGAACTCAGCGTTGGCGGCTGAATTTGAGGTACAGTCCGCCGCAACCAATACCTACACAATCACATTGTCTTCTGCGGCAGATCAAACTAACTCCTCTGCGGGACAGGCGTCGGCGTTTTATCTGCTTGAAACTGGCTTGAACACCACAGTTCTCGGTTCTGGTTGGGGCGCAGGCACATGGGGTCGTTTTACATGGGGCAGTGCGGCAGGTAATCTTGCGGGTCAAACTCTACGCCTGTGGTTCGCAGACAACTTTGGTGAAGACCTAATTATCAACGTCGCGGACGGGCGGATATACTACTGGGATGCCACTGGAGGTTTGACGAACAATCGAGCTATTCCTCTAGAGAGCTTGGCAGGAGCCAGCAACACACCTACTGTCGCTCGTAAGATTCTTGTGTCTGAAGTAGATAGACATGTCCTAGCTTTTGGTGCCAATCCACTAGGTTCAACTGAACAAGACCCGCTATTGATCCGCTTCTCTAACCAAGAGGACGCTGCCAATTGGACACCTACGGCGACAAACACGGCGGGGGACATACGCCTATCGCAAGGCTCTGAGATCATCACCGCTCTCAGAACACGGCGGGAGATTTTGGTTTGGACAGATACAAGCCTGAACTCTGTTCAGTTTACGGGTGCACCGTTCACCTTCGGCACCGCGTTGCTGGCGGACAACGTAAGAATTGCCAGTCCTAATGCCGCAGTCAGCGTCAATGACGTTGTCTTCTGGATGGGGCAAGAGAATTTCTATGTGTATGACGGTCGTGTTCAGGCGTTGCCTTGCTCAGTGCGGGACTATGTCTTCAGTGATCTGAATCGTAATCAGGCGTTTAAGATCCACGCTGGATCCTTGGCATCAGAGACAGAGATCTGGTGGTTCTACCCCACTCAGACCAACAATGATTCAGGTGAGGTAAACCGTTACGTCATCTACAACTACGGTGAAAAGGTTTGGTACTACGGGCAGTTGTCTCGTACCGCATGGAATGATCGAGGTGCGGGACAGCGTAGCTATCCACAGGCGGTAGAGGGTGGTTACTTGTACAATCATGAGTTTGGGCTGAATGATGACGGATCTGCAATCAACGCTTTTGTGCAGTCGTCTGACTTTGATATAGGCGATGGCGAACAGTTCATGCTGTTGAGGCGCGTGATTCCAGACATCACGTTCAATGATTCTGACACCTCAACCCCAGCGGCTACCTTGTCGATCCAGTCTCGTGACTTCCCTGGTAAGGCTATTACAGAGACGGTTTCTGGTGTGGTCACCGAAAGCAGCACAGACGTATACACCAATCAGATCTTTACTCGAGCACGTGGCAGGAGCTTGAACTTCAAAATTTCCAGTAACGCGGTGGATGTAAAGTGGCGGCTTGGTGCTCCAAGGATTGATGTAAGAGCGGATGGGCGCAGATGAGCAACACCAAAGTTATCCGTCCTATTCTGCCTGTCGCTCCAGAGGAATATGACCCAGCGTACATGAATCAGCTTGCCAGAACGCTTGAGGTTTTGATCAACGAAGTTCGCAACCCTTTGACGGGCATAAATGGACTGCCTGATCAAAATGCTTTATCTTCTCTAGAAGTTGGAGATGTGTATCAGGACGCAGGAAACCTGAAGATAAAAGTAGAAGGAGATGTCTAGTGTCGGATGACAACGTAATTGTGATGCCAGACGGGAGCCGGTGGTCACCAAGCACAAGTTCTGATAAACTATATTGCGCTAGCTGTCCCAATGAAGTGGACACTCCAGAGGAAATAGCTAGTCACCCTGATGGTAACTGCCCAGACTGCGGCAATCCATGGACAGGTGCAGAAAGACGAGATACCACAATCTCCGTAACTGTTCCCCAGTCTCTTGGAGGCAAAACGCTTGGGTCTTAACCTTGAAACACTCTTACCAGTTATAGGCGGAATAGGCGGTGCTCTATTTGGCCCTGCTGGTAGTGCTGCGCTAAACGCGGCTCTTGGCTCTGGAATCGGTACACTTGTAGCCGGTGGTGATGCCAAAGACGCGATTAAGAATGCAGTCCTTGGTGGCGGTGCTACTGCGGGTCTTGGTGCGATGGGGGTAGGCCCAGCAGCCGCGCAATCTGCTACCGGCGCCGCCGCTACCAAGGCTGCAACCGAAGCTGCCGCTACTAAAGCCGCAACCGAAGCTGCCGCGAAAGAGGCGGCAAAGAGCGGGATTCTCGGCTCCGGCATCTCGGTTGGTGACCTTGTAGTGGGCAGTTCACTGTTGGGCATGGCCGGTGTGGGCGAGGAAGAGCTTGAGGAAGCTGGTGAGATGCAGTTGGAATCGCGCCCAGACTATCAAGGCACTCCGATTGCTGGACTGTTTGTCGATCCAGTGACAGATATCAAATATGACACCGCTGAAGAAAGAGACGCCGCCGTTGAGGCGCGTCGTCGGCGGGAA